TCTAAAAACTTCTTAGTTAGTGCTAGGTTCTTATCGCCTACTAGGTATCTGTATAGTGCTAGATCACCGGGCTTAGTTGCAATATCTGGTGTCGATACAGTTGGTTCTGGATCTACTACGCTTGCTTTTTCTAAGTTCTTGACTGCTGCAAACTTTTCAAAGTCTTCGATAATATCTGAACTGCGCAGTTTAGCACGAACAGCAAAGATAAGACGTGTTGATACTAAACGCTTCTCTGCTTTGGTTAGACGTGCAAAGTTAGTTAGGTTTCTGCGTATTGCTTTGTAGTCACTGTTGGTTACATTAATAGCACTTTCAATAGCCATTAGCATACTGTTGACTTGTGAAGGAGTTTTGCCTTGTGCAACTGCATTAATATATCTATTAATAGCTGCTGTTGGTAGCTTTGTCTTTGCTCTTAGGCGCTTTGCACTGTCTGGATCTTTGAGTTTAGCTTGTGCGCTGCTGTCCCCTACAAGGAAGTAGACGAAGTTGTAGAGATCAGTGCCCATGATGCGATACATTTTGTATAGCTCAAACCCTGCTGTCTTTTTGCAGTAGCGTTGCACATATGATTTGAAGTCTGGATACTGTCGCATTGTTTCCAATGCCAACAGTGTTAGATACATTCTTTCACCGCAGTCGGTGTAGGTCAACTTCTTGGCATTGCCGTTGTCCTTGGTCATACGTGACTCGTGCAAATCTCTCAAGAAAGAATAAGGTTCTTCCTTAGTAGGCGTAACTTCATGTCCGCCTTCGATCTCTGCCCACTGTGCTGCGGTGTACTTCTCAGTCATTACTTGGCCATTGCTGCTTTACGAGCCTGTGCATCAATCTCGTCATCGCTTGGTCCGCCGAAATCATCTTGTGGTTCGTCTTCTGGTTCTGGATCTGCTACTTTAGGAGCAACACCTTTTGCTGCTAACTTCTCACCAAATGCTAACAGTGTTTTAATTGTTGGAGCATTTAAACCAGTTGCTTTCATTAGACCATTTAAATCTTTTGGTCCAAATGTTGTGCCAAACTTTGTTAGTTCGTTACCAAGACTTGACATTTGATTAAACATACCAATCTTAGCATCGTCTGCACCTTTCATCGAAGCTGTTTCACTGTGCGTCATCAGTGCTCTGCCGATGTTTGCAAGTTTCTTGTGCTTAGGATCTGTTTCCATTCCTGCTTCTGTTACTTCATTAATTTTCATTTGTCTACTTCCTTAATTTGGTTGCCATCTTGTACGTGGCACTAGTTTAGTCTTTGATCCAAGAGCCACGTAACCTTCGCCGCCCTTCTCGCCTTTTGTTGTTGCCTTAACGTCTGCGTCAGCATCGTCTAATTGATCTATGATATGATCTTTAGCAGACATAATCTGTTTTACAAGCCCAAAGATAGCAGGCAATGCTTTTGGATTAGCTTCATTCATTGCTGCTAGTTTTGCTTGCTGTCCTTGACTTACTTTCGAAGTACTTAGCCAATCAAAGAAACCAGTGTCGATATTCTTTAACTGTTGTGTACGTGTCATATGATTAACATATGTATAGATAATTTGTGCAGGACTACTTAGGCCCTGTGTACCTTGTAAGAATGTGTCAATTGCTTGTGCATTCTTTTCTGCTGCTGCTCTAATACCTTTAACTTCTGATGTATCAACTTTAGGTTGATGAGTAACATAAGTTTGTCCTAATACTACTACGTCTGGACTATTAAGTTCTTGTACATCTTTAAAAGGAGTAGCAGACTTTGAACCAAACTCTTCGAGTTTTGTGTGAACTACTACACCGACTTTTGAGTTCGCTATGCGCTCACCGAGAGGGCTCTTCGTATCGACTGTATACTTTACTAGGTTTGGTTCAAATTCAACTGTGCCATCTGTTTTAGTAAATGGCTTGCGTGGACTGTAGAGCAAGTCGCCGTACACATATCCACGGAATGTATCTGGAGTGGCTGACTTCATAAGTTCAAAGACTTCTGCCATCTCTTCACCAAAGTCTTTGCGCCACGGTTCTTCTTCTACACCTTTGCCTGAGTTTTGTATAAAACGTGACAAGTCATCTGCGCTTGTACTTTTGTTACGACCCCATCCATTCTTACCTACAAGAACAAACTCACCGTTAGGCTCACGTCCCCAGTAGATAGTTGGGTTACCGTCCCATTTGATAGCAACATCTGAACTGTCAGTTCCTAACTTGTCTAAGATATCTGCTGCTTCAAGAGCGCCTTTGGATCCTTTAACAAACACAAGATCTTCAAGGTGTTGGTACTCGCGGCCTACTTTAGCTGCTTCAGTTAAGACTGTACGGAACTCTTGGAATCTCATCTATTAAATGCTCCGCTTGACATAACAACGTTGCCCATGTTGCCGCTTAGTTCTTTGATACGTGCAAGTTGCTTGTCTTCTAGTGTAGTATATCCTGTTGGAGCAGACTCGGGTACTTGTTTGCCTGCTTTTTCCATTGCTTCTTTCCACGGAGCAATAAGCTGTTCGTAGTTTGGATCGCCTTTAAGTTTTGCCAACATACTTTCAACTGTGTGAGTGTCAGCTTCTTTAGCGCCTTTGCCTAGTAGCATTGGTGCAATCTTATTCCATGTGTCAGCAACTACTTCATCGCCTTTAGCAGGATCAACTAAACCAAACTTAGGACTAAACTTTAGTCCACGTCCTCTTGCAATAGCACTCAATAAAATTGCTCTGTCAGTTCCACCATACTGAGGTGTTCCGCCACGCTTGGCTCCACGTTGAAAGTCTGGATTGGTTGTAAACATAAAGTCTGTTTGTACAAATCCGTTCTTGTCGCTGCCGGCAATTGGTGTGCGGAAATGTACTTGATCACCTGCATCTTTGATCCATCCATCGGTCTTCTTGCGACCAACGTTCATAATTTCATCTTCTGGTATGCCTTGGCTTTTAAGCCATGCACTTAGTTTAGCAATTAACTGTTCTTTGCTTACTTTGTTTGCATCTGTGTTTAGATCTAAGTCGCCTGAGCTGTTCTTTTCAAACTCACCATCTGGATCATTCTTCTTGCCAGTTGTGCCTAACCAATCTTCTTCGTCAAAAGTCAAGCCCGTAATCTTTTCTATAAAGTCAATTGACGATTGTACATCTTTGGTAGCAATGCGCTGAGTGATGGCACCTTGCTCAGTTTTAAATATGTTGCCGCCTTCTTTAAGAATCATTTTTCTTACTCTCTATTATTCTTGTCATACTACGTTTAAATTTACGTGGATCATTTGATTTAATGCTATTAATAAAACGTCTTTCTAATTCGCTAGCCGTATCAACATCATAAGTAGAATGAATTCTACTCAATAGATTGATTGCACTTTCGATAATATTATTTGCCGTCGAATCGATAAGATGATCGTTATCGCGACGTCCGTGAACATTATTAAGTTCGTCAAGTATGCTTCTTGTACGTTTTTTCATAGCTTTATTTTCCTATACAGTATTTAGTGCCGTTAGCATATAAATATTACAAACATTGGAGGGCACAAATGTCAATAACAAATATGAATTTTAAACAACGATCTTTATTGTTTGCGAAACTTGCTGAAATTTCTTATAATGATAACATTAAAGAAGTAAAAAAGCAAGTAAAAACATTAGGATTTACAACTGTAGAGTTTTATGATAGAGACGGTGCGCAAGCATATCGTTTTGCAAACAAAGAAGACATGGTAATTGCATGTCGTGGCACACAGCCTACACAATGGAATGACATCAGCGCAGATCTAAAAGCTGTTCCTGTTGTTGCAGAAACTGTTAGCAGAGTGCATCAAGGATTTAAAGACGAAGTAGATGAACTTTGGCCGATGGTACTTGAAGACTTGGTAGCAAAAGCACCTAAACAAAAACTTTGGTTCTGTGGACACAGTCTTGGAGCAGCAATGGCAACTATTATGGCAAGTCGTTGTATGTATGAAGAAGCAGTACCTGATCCAGAAGAACTCTATACATACGGTTCGCCACGTGTAGGTTGGAGAGGTTACGTTGTACACTTAGGTGTTGAACATCATCGCTGGAAGAACAACAATGATATCGTTACTACTGTTCCTTTACGCTTTATGGGTTACAAACATCACGGCAATGAACACTATATGAATGCGTATGGTGAAGTCCGTCAAATAACTGGATGGCAACGTTTCAAAGACAAGATGCGCGGCTTATGGATGGGACTGAAAGCAGGCGGTGTAGATAGTTTCTCCGACCACTCAATGACTCATTACATTGCTAATCTTGAGAAGTGGCAAGACTAACTCTTACGAATACGACGGTTGTATTCAACTGCTTCTTTTAATATTGACAGCTCAACGTTATTGCGTTGGGCTGTTTTTACGAATGCATTAATATCTTTAGGGAAGCAGTGTCCTCCAAAGCCTCGTTCATCTGTAATATAGGTATGACTGTATCCAATACGTTCGTCCATGCCTGTGTAGTGTGCAACTGCTGAATATTCTACATCTAGTGCATCGCACAAATCATACATCTGATTAAAGAACGCAACTTTCAGTGCAAGGAAACTGTTGCGAGCATACTTAGCTAGGATAAGTTCACGGGCCTCTGCAATCTCTACAGGCAGGTTAAACACTTTGCCCCAGAAGAAAGGATCACTTCCCCCGACTAGTATCAAGTCCGTGTTTTGCAAATCTTCTACTGCGCTTTCAGCACGTAGGAACTCTGGACTAAAGTTTAGCATACGATTAGGAAATGCATCTACTAACATATCCCAGCCTTCTACACTGATTGTACTTTTAATAAGGATAGGTACATCTGGTGATGTTTCAATTACATCAAACACATTCTTCATTTCACATGCACCATCTTTACGAGGCGGTGTGCTCACGCATACAATTACAGCGTCAGGTGCTTTAAGATGTTTGTATCCCAGAGCGGGATCATAAATTTCAATATCGTGCTGTTCTTTTAATAGTTCATGATGAGCTTTGCCGACCATGCCATATCCTGCTATTAATATTCTCATAATTTTTCTCCGCAATGTGGGCAGTTTGTTAGTGTGCCCATTTGCTTTTCCATTTTCTTTAGAAGGTCACGCATTGACTTTGCTTCTTTGATTTGTCTCTTTAGCCAGTCTTTGCGTCTATCTGATTTAGCACGTTCAAGTTCTTTTTTTAGATCCTGCTTTTGCTTGTCAAGTTTACCTTTGAACACACCATAGAACGCTGTGTTTATCTGTTCTTCATTTTTACTCATTGCGTGACTCCGTAAAAAAACGCTCTATACTTAATGTAGCACAGAGCGTTAATGTTGTCAAGTATTATTGACTATTAAAATCCCGCAACCATTTCTTGTGTAGCTGCTAGTTCTGGATCACTCACTAGACCATACTGTGCTAGTGGGCCATCTGGACCAGCCATGTCATCTGACACAAAGAACTCAATGTATTCACGCATACCTGGAATAACATTTAGGTGTGCTAGTTTTACATAAAACTGTAGCGGACGACTGATTGGATACTCGCCGCTTGCGATTGTTTCTGTAGTTGCTTCTACGCCTCTGATTGTTGCTGCATAGATTTCATCTGTGTTGTTCAACAAGAACGAAAGACCAAACACACCAATGCCGCCTTTGTTTGCTTCCATTGATGCTAGTGTTTCTGTATAGTCACCGTCAATGTCAACACTAAGTCCATCTCTACGAACTGTGTAGCACTGTTTTTCAGCAACTTTCTTGTCAAGTGACTTATCAAACTCTCCTGCCATTTTGCAGCCAGCAATCATAACTTTCTTTTCAAACACTTCACGAGTGCCGTGCTTGGTGCCTGGAAGGAACACTAGGATTTCTGTGTTTGGTAAACTTGGATCAATTTGATTCCAGTTTGTGTATGGGCTGTCTGCTTTTAGTGCGTGATACAGATGTTCTTCTGTCATTTCTTCAAAGCCTTTGTTTACATGACGTGCGGCAAATACAATACCATCATAACCGATGCGTACTTCTGCAAATGCACCAATTGCTTTTTCACATAATTCTGCTGTTTCTGGCTTCATGATTGAACTTGAGTTGGCAATGTCAATTGTGTTTTCGCCAATGCCTTCGCACAGACGCTTTTGGCCCGAACCTGACCCGCCTGATTCTACTACTGGTGTTGGGTAGTTGAAGTTCTCTCCAAATGCCTCTGCAACAATAGATGCGTAAGGTAGTACTGTTGATGATCCTGCTATTTGAATGTTGTCGCGAGCTGTTGCCGCAGTTGCAAATACGGCTACAAATGCCGCAGTTAGTAATGAGTTCATTAATCTATCCTTTCTTCATTACAAATAAAAGGTAGACAGACTATATTGCTCAGTGAGCGTTATGTGTATGTGTGTATATTGTCTGTGTGTCTACTACTGTTATTTAATAGATAGTATAGCATAAGTTTGTAACAGTTTTATGAAGATTTCGTAAAGGTTTTGTGAAGATTTACTTTGCTCTATAAAAAATATAAATAGTACGGCAAGATAAGTTCTCGACCTGAGTAGTTGGTAGCACAACTCGCGTCAGCGTTACAAGACATCATTACAAAGGAACACACAATGATCAATTTAGCAAAAGCTATTGGTCGTGTAATGATGACTGCGGTCACATCACCTACACGATCAGACAAACTTAAATCAATGGAAACTTATGTGAAGACAGAGTTTCAACCGGGAGACCAAGCATACATTATGTATTGCATGTCAACTGGAAGAGAAGTAGATCGACGCAACATAGTTTAGGTATGCAGCAAATGCATATCGTGTATACGCATAATGCAGTTGATTTCTGACTAAAACTGTAGTACACTACAATAAATAATAGCAGTAAGACAAGCGACTTCGGCTTGTAAAAAAAGAAGGGCATTTCCTATGCCATAAAAAGGTGACACTGGAAGAGACCAGGGTACGTGACGAACCTTAGAAGCACACACACATATACATTAAGGAAATGAAATGACTACACTTATGATGAATACGGCCAATACATTTGGCATGACCGGCTTGGCTAACTGGTTTAAAAACTTAGCCAACGAACTGCAAAGACGCAGAAATATCAAAGACACAATCAAACAACTATCAGCACTAACAAACCATGAACTTAACGACATTGGTATTGCTCGTGGCGATATTTGGCATATTGCACACACATCATTCCCAAAAGGCAAAACTGTTGCTGATGTTAACCGCAACCTAAAAGGATGGGTGTAATGACTACTCTAGTAATGAACTACACTGTTAATCCTTTTTGGACTGCACTCAAAACATTTGGGCGTGGAACATATAACTTCTTAGAGTCAGTGGGCCGCGCAAGAGCTGCTGCTGAACTATCTCGTCAAGGCTATCACGAAGCTGCAAAAAATGTAATGTTAGGAAATTAATATGTGGAATAGATTTATTCGAGCAATGGAATACCGTTCATACTGCATGGCGATTCGTGAACTACGCAATAAAGGCTTGTTTACAGAAGCACAACGCATTAGTGAATACAAACACAATTTGTATCCAACACACTAAAGAGGATCAATTATCTTCATGAAATAGTTGACTGTGATAAATATAGGTGTTACTATAGTAGAGTTACTTATAGTAACACCACAGACAATCACACACATGGAGAATAATATGAACCGCTTACTCAGTAAGTTTAAAGACTGTAACGGACGCTTCTGCGAAGAAGTATCTACATATGCATTAGCATTGACAGTTTTTGTAATAATGTATTTGTCAATTGCGCAAATTTAGTAGTTGACAAACACTAAATACTCTGTTACATTATTAATGTAGCAACTACACACACAGACACAAAGGAGAATACAATGTCAAAAGTAGAAACAACATACGGCGAAACTATCTTGAAGCAGACGCAAGAGATTGCAGACATGTTCAAGCAAGCAATGCCAAAAGTAAACACAAATAAAAACGGGTACGAAATCCGCACAAAGGTTCTAGAATTTGCACAGAATCAAGCATGGCAAGACTATCATGCTAAAATGGGTGCGTTTGAAACAACTGTTACCAAAGACGGTGACGAGATTGTAACTAAAGTAGAAATGCCAAGTGTACCAGGCGTTGATGCTGTACTCGAAGCTGCGGACAAATTCTATGAGTTTGTTAACGGCAAGACAAATAAGTAATAAAGTAATAAATTAGTTCGGGACATAGTCCTTAGATAAAGATAATAGAGTAGCAAGCCCGGGCATTAGAAATAGTGTTCCGGGCTTAATCTTTTATGGATTGTCAACTAGCAAAATATCAAAACCGACTGTGATACGCTTGTTGTTAGAACGCATTATTGCCCTAACGTCAATGTCTGTTTTCTCTAGAACAGGAATAGGAGTTTGGAATGTATAATCGTATTGTCCACCGCGAAGTTGTAGTTCAAATGCGTGTCCAATTCTAAATGCGTTGCTTCCAAAATATCTTACCATCATTAGTCCTTCTGCATCAGTATCACTAGAACCTGTAGCAGAGCCGTGTAGCAAGTAACCAGTCTTGCCAGCAGGTATTGTATAAACTGCCATCAGTGTTTGTCCATATCCTGCAATGATTCTAGCAACTGTTGTGCCGCCTGCCGATACTGCTTCAATGTCAACGTTGCCAGCATTTCCGCCGTTGCCACTAACAAACGCACGATTCACTCTTGTGAATAACTGTGAGCCAGTTTGGTTTTCTCCTGTGATTGTAATATCCTCTGATGCAAAATTGTAATTTTCATCTAGCCCTTGAACCGTTACAACAAGACCATTGTCACTTGCGTTGTTACGCTCAACATTGACTATGCTACCACTGCCTAGTGCGTCCCATGGATATATGGTATCATTGATGTCCCAGATAGAACCAGTAGCACCACTGCCCATACTTGGCACTGCACCAAACTTGTGATTGAAACTGTATCCTGGGATCAATCCTTGTGCAACTTCCAGATAGAACGGTTTGTTTGATCCTGCCGCCGGAGAACCCACTATGGTAGCGTTTACGTTGCCACTAACCACCCAAGGATCTGTGCCCTGTGTTACATTTACATCACCTGGAATGTTTACATCCAGGGGAGTTGATGTGTCTATGTTAACTGTTTGATTGGCAATATCAACAGGGAATCTATTGTCTGTGGTAACAACACTGCCGTCTTTGAGAACGATTAAGGAAGTTTCTGTAAGTCCTTCGCCGTTGTCGTATGCGTCTGTATTTGTATTATAAACTGCCATTTTATCTTACCTCGATCCAAGATATTGACGCATATATGTCTTTGTTGCTTGACACTGATGCAGCCGCAATAGTTATTACTTCTGATGTGGTTCCCATATTTTCTCTGCCTATCTGAAACGCAGCTTCTGCATCTAACGATATTTTCGCTCCCTGTCCAGTTGGTGAGATATATCCCGAAGTTATCTGATAATCACTTGGGTCTATAGCAGTAGCATCTGTGTTGAATTCAATGTGTGTATCAGTGTAAGAATCCCATGTTGTGGCGCCAGTAAGCGTGGGATTTAAAAATACTTTATAAAAAATAGGAGCATTATCAAGCGCCGCAACCTGCATTTCCAGTGGTAATACAACACCTTTAATTCTATCTGTTCTAATTCGTATGCTTAAGATGGGATAAAAAGTATTTGAATCCGTAACATTTATACCAGTGAGCGGAGTGGAAACCGTGTTCTTAACACCAAGAGGAACTATTCCTGATTCAGACATTGTGGAAAAACTGCCCACCGACATAGCGTGTGTTCCTGCTGTTCCACCGGTGTTTTCAAGTTCCCATCTCACTGGCAAGAATGGATTGTTGGTGAACACAGAATCAACTGCGTTGTTAAATTCAAACTGATGGACAGAGTGTGAGTAATTGTCTATAATAAACTTAACTTCGGCGTGTCCAGTGAACCAGTTATATTCAATCACCATTGTTTGGAACTTGGAAAGGTCAATGGTATGTCCACTGCCGCCGGTGCCGTCTAACTTGTCGTTATTCCAGTTTGCCCTTGCAATCCTTGTTTCGGTCAATCCACCGCTGGTTGTTTTACGCACAACTAGATTATAGTTGGTGCCGTCGTCTTCTAGGTAAATGCCTGCCTCGTCATCGAACAATCCTGCTCTCTGTCTTACACCTGCAGTCTGTGCCTGCAAATAAAACTGCATAAGGATTTCGTTTTCACGACCCGGAATATAAGGAATGACTCTTTTGGTCTGACGAACTATTTTATCTCCAGTGCTACTGCCAACTGACATAACAACCACCGCTTCATAAGTGTCTAGAATGGAACTTGCGGTGCCTGTAGTTTCTTCATCCCAGATCAATGAATCTTTTGTGTATTGGAAGGTGTTAAAATTTGTGATTTCGTAGTTGCTTACTTTGCGTCTATTGGTTGCGGTATGCTGAACTGTGTCGTCATCGACTGTAACAACTGAATTACCAAATGGGTTTATGGTTGTTCCTATCACAGGTATTGGATTGCCGGTGTCGTTCTTTATTTCAACTTCTGGCAAGGTGCCGATGTTTACTGTGCCATCTACTGTTTGAGTAGCAGGGAAGTTATCTACGCTTACAGTTCCGTCAACTGTTAAACTGCCGCCGTTGTCAGTGACTGCTATGGGCTGATTAAGCGTTACATTAGGCATAGTTCCTATGTTAACAGTGCCGTCTATGGTAAATGGATTGCTGTCTGTGTATTCAGCATCGTTTTCATCATGTAGATGAGTGTGGGTGATTAGAGGGTTATCTTCTGTGGTAACTACAGTGACTTCACCTGGTATGGTTACCGCACCTTCAATGATAATATCGCCTTGGATGTTTGACAGCACACGAATGGCAGGTTTGCCATCATTAGTGTATTCCATAGCCTTGTGTAGATTTACAAGGTTAGGCTCATTTGGATGCTCGTAGTCTGTTGAGTTAGGTATATTGTTTGGCATTAGGTCCAGGGTCTTCCTACAACAAGAGCGTCAGTGTTTTCATCATCGTCTGGATTGACTGCATTACCTTCGTAGGGATTAGGTATTTGTGTAGCATCTAAATCGTTGCGGGCTCTATAGCTTCCAGCTGTAGGATCATCTACACCATCAGTGCTCCAAGTGCCGCCGCCTTCAGTAATAGTTTGTCCTTTACGACGAGCTTCAGCAAGAGCAAGTTTCTCTAACTGTCTCTCTTCTTTTGTTCCGTTAGTTGATATACCGTTAGCTGCCATGTCCGTACCCCGGGTCTTTTACTCTAATATCTGCAGGGTGCTTAGGACCGTTGACACCGCCACCTGCAAGTGTAGTCACGCTGTCAATATCTGCTACTACTTCGTTTGGGCTGTTAGCAAGTGGACCTTGGCTAGGATTATCTAGCATTGCAAATATTTGTTTAAAGCGTCCTGCTATTGGTTCGCCTTGTTCTGCGCCGCAAGTTTCATCATCTGGGATTATTCCAGGCTTGATATCATGTTGACCTTCTACTTGATCTAACAAGTCTAGTACTTGTCTTACTATGTCTGTTGCTCGCATCTTAAACTCCTATAACATATTTATGTTAAATATAGTCATGATAGATAAAAAACTGTTCCAAGAAAAACTCGACCAACTAAAACAGGAAGGCAAGTACCGTGTGTTTAACGACATAGTTCGTGAGCGCGGAAAGTTTCCTAATGCGATTTGGTACGGCAAATACAATATAAAAGAGATTGTAAATTGGTGTAGCAATGATTACCTTGGCATGGGACAGAATCCAGTAGTAATTGACGCAATGCATACAGCATTAAATCAAACTGGTGCCGGAAGTGGAGGGACTCGTAATATTGGAGGAACTTCACACTATCATGTTGCGCTGGAAAGAGAATTAGCGTCCTTGCATAGCAAGGGTAATGCGTTATTGTACTCGTCAGCGTATGTTGCAAATGAATGGAGTTTAATCGCTCTCAAACAAATCATTCCCGACATTGTATTCTTAAGTGATAGTGAAAATCACGCATCTTTGATCCAGGGGATAAGACACAGTGGTGCTGACAAGATCATATGGCAGCACAATGATATGAGCGATTTAGAGGATAAGCTGCAAACATGTTCAGGGACACCCTGTGTGGTCTTTGAGTCCGTGTATAGCATGGATGGCGATGTTTCTCCTATCCTCGACATTTGCAATCTAGCGACCAAGTATGGGGCAATCACGTACATTGATGAAGTTCACGCTGTTGGATTATACGGAGAACAGGGAGCAGGCTATCTCGAGAAACTAAACCTGCAAGATAATGTAGATATTGTAAATGGTACGCTAGGCAAGGCTTTTGGAGTACAGGGCGGATACATAGCAGCGGATGCTGACGTCATAGACGCTATCCGTTCTGTTGCTTCGGGCTTTATTTTTACAACCAGTATGAGTCCAGTGACTTGTGCTGGTGCGTTGGCAAGTATCAAATACTTGCGTGACCACAATGAACTCCGCGAGACACATCAAGAACGTGCTCGCAAACTAAAACATCGAATGATCAAAGCAGGCCTTGAGCCGATGCCGTGTTCAACAACACACATTGTACCATTGCTTATCGGAGATGCTAAAAGGTGCAAAGCAATCAGCGATGCACTGTTAAATGACCATGGGATATTCGCTCAACCGATTAACTATCCTACGGTTCCAGTCGGCACAGAGAGATTGCGCTTTGCTCCTACGCCATTTCATACTGACGGTATGATTGAAGACTTAATCAAAGCACTAAAAGAGGTCATACATGATTAAAAAATACTTATGGATGGGACTAGGTTTCCTATCACTTGGGATGGCCTACATTGGAGTAATTGTGCCTGGTATTCCATTCAGCATATTCTTAGTGTTCGCAGCATATTGTTTTGCTAAGAGCAGCCCTAGGATGCACGCCTGGATATACAATCACAAATACTTTGGTCCGTTCTTAACCAACTGGACACAAAAACGAGTATTTCCACAGAAGATGAAATACATGATGATTATTGTAATGAGCAGTAGTGCTGCATTATTGTATTTTAGTACAGGTAATATCAAAGCAACACTATGGAGCGGATTATTTATGGCGTTAGTTGCCGCGTGGGCCTGGCGCTACCCCAACACTGTGGAAGAACACGCCAAGCGCACTAAGCTAGGCAAGAAGATAGGGTGGATACGCTAGAGGTAAGCTGTCCAACTAGGATGTGCAATTGACATATCTAATTGCTTGCGTTTGTTAACAAGATCATAATAGTCCGGCGCATACGGAGCTCTAATTGGCTTCATATGCGTTTTATTACCTTTGCGCCCATTACAAGGTCCACATGCCGCAACGATGTTCGTCCATGATGTTTTACCACCTTTTGAAATAGGCACAACATGGTCAAGAGTCAATCCACTTTTTGAATAAGGTGTGTTGCAATACTGACAAGTGTACACATCGCGAATGTAGAGATTCTGCTTAGAGAACCGAGGCTTGGCTTTGCGGCGCTGCATTTCCTTCAGCATGATAACCGCAGGCACACGAGTCTCCCAGCTTGAACTACGCACCATCCAATCGTCATACCATTCCAACACTGTGACTTTGTCAAGCCATAGATATGTTACTGCATCCTTCCATTGGATGGCACTAAGTGGTAGGTATGATACTGGCTGTGCGTCAGCATTTAGTAAGAGGGTGTGTGACACCTTTGAATCCTCGTTTTGATATTAATATTTATATTGTACGTTCTAATACTCGTGTTGTCAATCAGTATATGGCTTAAAATCAGTACCAGCTGCAACCATACAGCCTATTCCGTCTGCATACAAACTAATTAAACTCCAAGTGCCACTGTCTTGATTAACAAAGTACATCATATCACTTGCATACCATTCGCCGTTGTTAGCACTTCGCTGATTGCCGGCGGCTGCAAACAATGGCTTTTCACCGTAATCGACCATCACAGTTCTAGTCATTTCTAGTACTGGTGCGCAGGGCTGTAACGTTTGAAATTGTTTTTGTTCTTGAGCGAATGCTGCTGGAGCAAGTAGTGAGATCCATATAGCAAACGCTAGTATAGTTCTAGTCATTTACTTTCTCCTTGTTATATAATTATATATCAGATATAATTGGAGAACACATCTTGGCTGTATTCTTCAACAGCACTCTGCCAAAGATGTTCGTCTGCTAGTTCTATCAGTGCTTGACTGGGCTTGCTCAACAACAACCACTTGGGCTTGGCGCAGCGCAACTGATGTTCTAGATCATCTGCATCCCATGCTTCACAACCAATAAACATCTGATACCAATCGGGTGTGTTGCCCATTGACAGTTTTTCCATCATCAGTGCATCACTGCTGATACTGAATCGTTCATCAATATTCATGGTGTTTGAACTGTACCATTCGTCTGAGTGCAGCATCACCAGTGCTGTGCTGTTGTAGTTGCCGCCCACGTACAGTCGATCAGCACCCAGCCAGTCTATGTCATGCTGAGCCATTAGATCACCTAGATCATAGCTGCTGAGTGCATTGAGTGTTAGACCCAAGGTGCTGTAGTTGTTGCTTTCAGTGATGAGAACCACACTGTTGGCACGATGTGCTCTAGCATGAGCTGGATGTGCTATAAGTAGACTGCCCTCTCGGATCTGCACAGTTAACTTCCGCTACCGTAGTCTGGCAGTGGACCTCCGTACTTTTTACCTTTGACCTTCTTGCCTTCTACGCCCTGACGTTTGCCTTTGGCACTCAGCTTGAACTTGCGCTTGTGACTGCGTCTACGATAGCCTTGACTTTTACAACTGGCTAAGGCACTTGCACCTAGTGCGCTGTTGGGCTTTGAACTCTTGCATAGACTGCGACTTGCTGCCCAATCCTCAAGATCTTCTTCCGATTCTAATAGTTCATCTACTCTCATGCTAGTATTTATACTTTCAGCGGTACTTGTCAGCTATGTTAGAGTAGTCCTCACTGTCACTCTGCTCACACAAGCTGAAGGTAAGAGCCTTTCTAGGTCCTCGGGTTGTATTGATTGAAATCTCTCCACTTTTCTCGTGAAACTCTATTTTGGTTATCTGTGCTGGCTCGCGATTCTGACCCACTAGGATGGTTTGTCCTAGCTCTAGATTGACGTTTAGGTTACGTAGTGTACTCATGGGAAATTCTCCTGTTGTGGACTGAGTGTGTTTCAGTCACAAATATTTATCTGGGTTTGCTATTGTATATAAGTAAATATATAACAAACGGAGCATTCAAATGCAAATAAAAGATATACCCTCAGGCACTAGCTGGGCCTGTAGATTTCGAACAACTACTTTTGTAGATGCACAAGGTAAACCGGTCCAAGCACAAAATCTACAGTTAGGACAAGCACATCCAGGCACACCAAGTGAGTATGTGGGAATTGGTGTCATACAGGTAAGAGATTTAGAGAATCAACTGGTTCAGCTACAATGTGTGGAGAGTCTACAACAGTTCACAGTGAGTTTTGATGACTGCTGGGATGTAGACACTATAGAATGGCAGGAGACAGCTGATGAACGATGATGATCTACACAGTGATGATTACAGTGACGAAGAAGTTGAAGCAGTTGTAATGGCAGCACTTGGAGAACTACTAAACATAGCAGCAGGTGTAGCAGAACTACAAACCACAGATGAAGCCGCCGAAGACATATATGCTATATGCGATCTAGTAGCAGAGTATCATGGCATTGAACGTGCTCAAGTTACAATAGAAGAACACGAGGACGGCAGCTATACAACTCGCTTTGAAAAACCCAAACCTCGACAACCCCGCACTGGACCAATCCCAGGCAGTATTCGAACTCGAAATAGACCCAAGTTTAGACTAAGTGATCAAAACAAACCTAGAGACTTAGAATAAATACTGTATAGGTATTCACTCAAAATGACACGAACTCAACTACTACAAGCAATTGACGATCCCACCCTTGACAACCACCAACGAGAGCAACTCAATCAACTGCTGCACTATATGAGTGTGGAAGGAGTAGACACTACTACCCAAGGAATACACTATGGACTTAGAACAAAAAGTACAAGAACTTCGCCAAAGAATCGACACTCTAAGAGCAAGTCTAGAAGTCAACAACACCTGCGATGAACCTAAACCAGTACAAGAACCTAAACCATCACCTGCGGACGCATACAAAGCACGGCTAATGAACAAACGTTCTAGTTAACATAGTGTATCTCAAACCACGACAACCAATCACAAGCCTCTTCACACGTACAACGAAACCACTCCCCACGCACACGACGATGAGCATACTCACGATGAAATGTACGCTCTAATACACGACCCTGATCCGCCTCTACTAGTATACTATGAACTAACTCTAACTCGCTACTACTACCCGTTTGTAAACTGCGCAATCTACGCTGAGGATCTACACTATAACCAAACTTACATAAACTACCATCACTTATACAATACAAATACATAACGTATATAGCACACAATACACACTGTGTCAACCATTAAAGACTCGAGTGAATATATAGACTATACTAGTAGTAGTAGTAGTAACAACAAAAGCAAGCTCACACGCTAAGACTATAGTAGTAGCAGAGCTATTGAACTAGCGTACACAAAGGCCCCGCTGTTAGTACCTATGAGTATAGTAGTAAGAAGAGCGGGGTGGTTAGCAAAAGTTTGCAGTTGTGCTAGGGTCTGCAAAAGGTTTGCAAAGTATGTAAAAGTATGTAAAAGTATTTGAACTATGCCTCTCGTGACCGTTCGCAAGAAAAATTTTCACAGTGTTATATTATAACAGAACCGTAGTCTAATGTTAATCAAATTTACATTGGTTCACCTAAAAAAGCCAAGAAAAGCCACATTTATACCATTGACACTGTGTGAT